ACTCTCAACATTATTATAAGTGTTATCGATAGTGGAAAAGCTCGCATCTGTTGTAACGATGCGGGTTTGATTCGATAAATGGTTTGAAGCTACGCCAGTTACGGATATTCTCAGGTTAAATAAGTAATACCCCTCCACAGGCGCAGTGAATGTGTTCGAGGCGAAGTTGCTGCCTATGTCAAATACTTCTGTTCCATATACCACAGTATACGTCGTGGCATCACCTGTAACATTTGCCGTTCCCGCAGAGTGGTAAGCGCTAAATTTACAGGCAGTAGAGACGCCAGAAGCCTCCCAGGCAGGAACTGCCCCTGCTCCCGTGCCTGTCAGAACATGCCCGTCAGCGCCGGATGCCAATCTCTCCAAAAAACCACTGGCATCACGATAATAAATATCACCTGTCGCATCAGATCCCAGTGTCATTGTGCAGGAACCGTCGATCACACCCGACCATGTACCGCTGGTGATAGTTCCTACAGACGCCAAAGACGTTGCAGTGGTAATGGAGTTCTGGGTGGCGGTAGAAACGGTCCCCGCAAGCGTTGCTCCAGTGACGGCCCCATCGCTTGTAATAGCTCCATTGGCCTGTATAACGCCAGCCGTTGAGATTGTAGCTCCGGTAGACCCGTAGCCTCCACCGAACGTGCCTCCTGCCGTACAAACCAGGGATGCAAGTGTAGCTGCCCCCGTGGTTGCAAGTGTGGAACTGGTAGATACAGCGCCTGTAATCGTCAGCGTCGAGCCGTCGCTGGACAGATACTCTCCACCCCGGTCGTAGAAATAGAGCTTATCAACAATCTTCACATCTCCATCCAGTACATCGAGTGCAGTCTGCCCGTTGGTGCCGGTAATCTGGAGAACCTCTTCAGAGGAATCCCATGTCAAGTTATCGCCTGCGGTCCCAGAGTAGAAAACCACATCCTGACCACTGCCGTCTGCCCCGGCAGCAATGCCTGTCGGACCTATCGTCAAAGCCTCTGTGACAGTGTTATTAACTGCCACCTTAAAACTAAGTTCACCATCTATGCTGCCAGCAGTATCATCCACACATAAACAATCGACCCGACCAAAGACAAGTTGCGCGTCAGAGGCATTCGGCATTGTGAATGTCACACCGATACCGGATGAATTATCCGTCATTTGAGCATTGTCTGCGGGGTCCCACTCAAGATTAAGCGCAACGCCGATTGCCCCCGCAGCATTGTCGAGGTTGATGAACCTCGCGCCTACGCGAGACTGGGTGAATCTCACATCAAACGCCGCATCTGTAGCGAGATCTGTCTGTGTCGTGCCATCAAGGATCTTCGAGACAATCTGAGGATTCAGATCAACCGCAGCGCCAAGGATCGGCGTATTCGTATTGTCGAGCGCTGAATGATCCGTCAAACTGTCGAATATTAAAGTTGCCATTGGGTCTCCCTATGCGGCCAGAATATACCGCCGCCTCACGTATTCAATATCCAAGCCGTTCAACTTGAACCACTGATCAGCGGAAGTGCTTTGGATACGGATCATTATGAACGCCCCCCTGCGAACGCTGCCGATCCGGAACCAATTCCCGCTCACCGTAGCACCGCCCCACATGGCTACACCCCATTCGCCGTCAGCCCAACCTGCCGCATCCCCAAATCCACCCGGAGAATTTGAGTTTCCACCAGGAATCGGCAAGCCAGACCGGCCCAACTGGGTATGCACCGTGAGCGCATACGTGCCCTCGGTTTCAGCGTCCAGATAGATTCTCCCATACTTCTTCATGCTCCCACGGTAGTTCTGCGAATAGGCGGCAGTGGTGATACTTCCGGTATAAGAGGCTCCGTTACGATCGTCCCCACTGTGCATCTTGAACACCGTCCCATTCGCATCCCCCATAATCTGAATCAACTCACCATCAACGCGCACCATCGCCCCAGCGGTGCGATTCCTCAGATCATGCGTAGTCCATCGAGGAGCCGTGTTCTTGCCACCACCCGCAATATTGCCGATCAACCCTTCATCTGGCTGGGCGTCTCCGAGGGTATATTGCCACCAATATTCACCTCTGGAGGGGTTGTAGGTTGACCAGTTCATGTTCTGATTCGTCTTGTCTCGGCGGTCTGAGATGGGTTTAACCCATTCCCCGGCGTTGCGGACGAAAAACCCGCCCGTAGCCAATGTGGGGACCATCTCATGTATCCCCTCATCCGACTGAAACAGCAGAGAACCAGACCGGAACGACCCAGAGGTCTCTTGGATCGTGTGGGACGCCTGTGTGCCGAGAGTACCCGAAATCCTCTTGACTATAGCCGAGCTAAGAGTGTCCCCACTGGCGAGTCGGAAGATGTGGTTCCTCTTGAAGATGATCAGGTTACCCATAAACTCCCTGAGACCTGTAATCGCTCCTGTGCCTCGATCAATCTGGAACGATCCCCCGCCAGAGAAGTTCTCCGCATTATCAGCGGCAGAGTAGAACAGGGTGTCATTAACACACATCCACATCCGCCCAAAGGCCGGGGTGGGGAATCTGCCCGCAGCCGGTGGAGAGCCGCCCAGAGCGCTTATACCGGCTCCTGAAGTGTATTTCTGGGGGGCGTCATTAGCGTCGTCGTTCGTCAGAATGAGCAGATCAGCAGTGGTGGTGGCCCCGTAGAACATGACCCCTTCCCACCGCTTATTTGCTGTGGTGGTGAAGGTTCCCGCTGCGCCCCCTGAAACCGCACTCCAGTTTCCCGTAGTGCGCTTATAGATCCCGCCATCCTCTGATGTGGCGATCATCTCCGTGCCTTCAGAGTAGTCAAATAACCCTGAAACCGTCCCGTTTACATCGTCACCCAAAAGGGTATATCCGCGCATCTTCTCGGGTTCTTGAGATGAACGGTCATATACAATGTTGTTCGCAAACTGAAGGGCACCTTCGGGCCATTCGGGATTATTCGCCCCTGACAGCCGGTATATACCTCTACCAAGAAGCTCGTGTGGGTCGTGGCGGTAGGGCACTATCTACGCCTCACAGTATCGAAGGCTCTTCCAGATCGAGCCGGATAGTTCACCCCATAGGAGCGGCGGTAGGTTTCCACGCTGAAACCGACGTTGATCTTCTCCCGGTTCTCCCTGCGGATGACGTTCATCATGGAGATTTCAGCTTCCTGCTCGGCCACCGAAGCCTGATCAAAGGCTTCGTCCCACTTATGGGCCGCAGCAACCACCTTATGCTCGACATAGTCGTAAGCGCTCTCAGGAGCATCCCCACCGAACATATTCGTCCCAAACGTGGTGTTCTCTGAGAAGAACGCGGCATACCACAGTTCAACCAGGAACTCTTCCGTGGGGAATGGCCAGAGCTTGAACTGTGGATTGTCCGACGAGTTCGCGATGACCGGAGCAATAAGAGTCGGTCGCCCAGAGGTGTCCCTATGAGGATCTCCACCGGATCTCCTGTAAAGCTCTGGCAGGGTGACGAGATCGAGGTGATTGTCCTCCAGCAGGCCCGAAATCCCCGAGGACCACGTCCCTGAGTCCCCATAGGAGGCAATCGACAAGGAACCAAAGTCGAAGTCAGCGTCTGAGATGGCATAGGTATCTTGGAAGATCCTATACCCCTTTGCCGTAGAAGTAGCGTCTATGTAGTTCGCCTCGATCGTGACCGTGTCAGGAGTCGATCCAAGGCTTACGCTGCTGATCTCGTAGGACTTCTGGGTTCCAGCGGCCCGAAAGAACATCCCTGCCGCAGCACCAGTGAAGGAGTCGGCGTTGGTTCCACTGGAATCAACTGAAGTAACAGTGGTGCTACCGTCAGTAACCGCTGCGGAGCCAGTGGTAATGTCGGCGGAGGTAACGAGGGTGGTGCGCTTGTAGAGCCAGTCGTAGTCCAGCCGATCCACCAACCCCCTGACGGCGTTGTTGGCTACCTCGATTAAGCGCTGCTGAAGGATATTCGTACTGGTGAACGAAGTAATCTCCGGTTCACCGATCTCCTTCAGGCCCGCGTTGACAACCGTGCCCAGCGTCTTTGGGATCTTGGCCTAACCCTTCTTAGTGGGGAGTCGGATCATCAATCCGTCGAGGGATTCCACCTACGCACAGGTCCCGATGACGACCACGCTGATCGCATCAGCAGCAGCAGCCGACAGAGTCGTTCCAGACCATGTGGCGACAAAGGCTTTTCCGTTATTGTAAAGTGCTGTTACTGGGGTAGGAACTGCCATGCTTGTATCCTTTCAATTTGTTGTGCGTAGCAGGAGCGAGGACCATAGCAGTAGTCCCCGCTCCCGTCGATTACTTCTTTGACTTGGCCTTTGCCTTCGGTTTAGACTTCTGATTAAAGGCACGTTGCATCTTCCGAAATGCACTGCGGAACTCGTTCTCCGTGCAGTCCACCCCAGATGATATAACGGCTTCCAGTGCTTCGGGACGCTCCAGACCCTTTGCCACTGCCGCCTCGACTGCCTTGGAAAGACTCACGAAGCCGCCGTAGTCGGAAACTCACGGGCCTTCTGGTTGATTGCGTCAGCCTCGAAATTGCGGGTACACATGCAGGACCCCGGATCGAGCATGGAGCCGAGGGTACCATAGCCCATGTCGTTGTCCGAAATCATGCCAGTAGCCGCAGCCGAGAACACAATGGCTTCACCGTCTGTGTTGGTATTACCCTTGACCAAACAGTCCAAATGCGCCACGCCCGAGTTAATCGCACCAGTATCCCATTGATTTGTGTTGTTCTGACCAAGGAACACATTGCCGATAATCTGGACGTAGTGCGCCCCCGCCGCCTCGATCTCAATAGCCGCGTCGGGACCATTCGCCGTGATGTAGAAGCGGTTGTCACGAATCGTGGTATGCAACCCCGCTGCCGGGATTGTGATCGTCTCCAAGTCATACGCGCCACACTCGAAAGTGCAGTTCTGAATGGTCGCCCCTGCGGCCCCACAGTCGATGCGACTGGTGGTAGTCGCTGTCGATGCCGGGAAGTGCAGTTCTTCAATGGTGACGTTCGCCCCGGTAATGTTGATCGCATCTGCCGAGGAAGCCAGACTCGACGTAATACTGGACGGCTTAATCGGTGATCCTGACGCCACTACCCCCGTAAGGGTGATATCATCAAGGTCACACGCAATAGCCGCAGTAATAGTCACATTGCCAGGAAGAATGCAGATCGTATCACCACGACCGGACTTGGCTTTGGCAAATGCTCCTGCCGTGCCGTCAATCGTCGAGAAAGGACGTTCCGGAGTCAGGCCATCATTGCCCGTATCAGAGGCGTTGAGACCCTCTCCAGTGCGACCCTTGGCAGCAAGAGTACCGCCGCCAACGAAATACACCCGACCTCCAGGTTTGTCCAGATTGACCCAGAGACCACTGGTTCCATTAAATGAAAGATTTGCCACGTTTATTCTCCGTCCCTAAATGCCGCATCCGTGCGAAATTGAGCCAGTCACCTCCTGAACTGGCGGAACGGGCGGGGAGGGCGGATTTGCCCTCCCCTAACCCTATGCTACGCCTGACCAGAACAGAAGAAACCCTTCGGATCAGTCCAACCCGAGGACTGGGCGAACATCAAAGTCACCTTGTAGTCCTTGGTGTCGAAATCATACTCGTAGTCCGTCCACGGCTCTTCTCTGGTATACAGAGTCAAACCATGGTCCTGCTTGTCGGACAGTACAAACCAACGATCCGTGTCGGTCAGGTAATTCCACACGACCGGCTGGACAATACCCTTCACAGGGTTGACCGCGTTCGTGTTGTCATCCGGCGTCTGGCTGGAGGCCAGCAGACGGTCGGCGTTGAAGCGCTCTTCCTTGGGAACGACCACGTACTGCGGCTGAATCTGAAGCCGCTTGCCGCCGCCGTCACGGAAGTCGGAGAAGTCGATCAAAGCCTGTTCCAGAGAGGTCTGGCTAAGATCAGCAGCCGAGGACAACTCGTTCGAGTAAGTCTCGCCGTTCTCGCGCACATGGGCCGCTGACGACAGTTCTACGCCGTCTGCTCCAAGATAACTGGAGCTTGTTGCCCTGTTGAGATGGTTCGCCAGGAGGGTCTCTTCTGAGGCGTCAGCCGACAGGGAGAGTTCCGTGGCGAGGTCTTCCATGAGACCATACAACTCGTCCCGGTACATACGTCGAGTGACTCGGAAGCCGTTCGCGTAGTCCAGGTGAGTGAAGGTCTCAAGAAAACCCTCGTTGTTCGACAGGTAGGAGATCTGCTCGCCTTCGGCGACCTGCTGCATCACGCCTACTCCGCCAGCGGTCAGAGAGTGTTCGCGGTACTGGCTCGACTCTTTGACGTTGAAAAGACTACGACCAACGCTGGGACGCTGACGCCATTTGTGGAAAATGACGGTGTCGATCCCGCGAAGCGTTGTCGCGTTTGTCCAGTTGGCAGTCTGTTCAATTCCAGCCATGACTCAGACTCCCGCTGCGACGTTGAGAAGACCTTCGCCCGTGTTGGCAGCGCAGACCAAATCGGCATTTGCGCCGAATGCGTTGTCAATCCGTGGGACAAGGCCAAGGATAACAAAGGTGGCGTTGCTCTGATTGAGGGAGCCGAGCCCGAGTTCGTGCTTTGAAATCTTCGTGGATCTACTAGCAGCCTCCACAACATGATCGCACTGGCTACCAATAGTGGCTTGGGCACTAGTAGCCGCAGCGTCGTCCTGGGCTTCAAATAATTGATCTGGATGATCCGCGACAATAACCGGATCAGCAGAATCTGGATTAGCAGCAGACGCCGCGTGATACGTCAAATTTGAACCCAGATACGACGCGCTCCCCGCAGCCGCTACGTCAACTAGACCGTCTGCCTCCATATCT